ATCACACTGGAATAGAAGACGTAACAGGGGCGCCGGGTTACTGATCGGCCGCCCCTGTACGTAGTCTTCTAGCTGGTCGCGGAGTCGTCTTCCCCCTGCATACGCTCCAGGATCTTGTCCCGCTGCTCCTGGAGTTCGGCGATCTGCTTGTCGATCGCCTCAAGGGTCTCGTCATTCGCAGCCAGCAGGAACGGGTTCTGCGCACGAACCGCCTTGTCGAGATCGGCGATGAGGGCCGGGTTCGCTGACTTGAGCCACTGCTCCAGCGTGCCATGCCTGGCCGTGTTGAACTTCTCCTCGACCCAGCCCCGAGGCGTCCGCCGCATCATGTGCCAGCCAACGATGGCGACCATGAGCAGCGCGTGACGCTCCTCGACTTGGTTGATCTTGATGCGCGCGTTGCCGGTCGCCTTCTCGACCACCATGTCCCGGCCGAGGCGCGACTGGTACTGCATGAGGTCACCCTCGTTGAGGGTCTTGAACTCGACCCACTGCCTGCCGTCCGGCATCATGAAGCGATGCCGCTCGTCGAAGCCGAAGTAGTCACCGTACTCCACCTCTTCGGTGTCCTCGGCCGGCGACTGCCCGGTGTTGTAACCCGCACCAATGCTTGGCTGCGCGACTGCCTGCGGCTCCCAGCCGGTGGTGTCTCCGGCCTTATGTGGCTCGACCGGGATCGCCTGGTGCGCGAACTGCTGGGGCGGAAACACCGGCTGCTGTGCCATGCGAGGGTCTTCGTGCTGTGCCATCCTGTGGTCCTCCTAGACCTTATGGATTTACATACTGGTGGGCGAGACCTTCCGGCCTCGCCCACCAGTGCTGTTACGCGATGGTGTTGCGGTCGCTCTGCACGTAGGCGTACATGAGCGGGCGGTACGACTCCGGGCGGAGGATCTGGAACGTGATGTCCGACTCGATGATGTCGTCGCCACTCACGTCCAGCGTGTACGGCTGGATGGCCGCCTTCGGGAACGACAACGTCAGCATGTAGGTGCTGGTCGGCGTAACGCCCGGAAGTGCCTCGTACGTCGCCATCGTAATCACGAGACCGTTCTTCGTGATCAGACCGCCGGGCGTGGTGGCCGCCGACGAACCGTATGACGCCTGCCGCCACAGGTTACTGTTCGCCTCACGAACCGTCACGCCGACCGTCGCCTCCCGGCGCTTCGGCGTGAGGTCGCCCAGGAAGAACGAACCCAGCCGGTAGTCGTCGTCCTCGAAGTTGTTCGTGATGTCGAAGTTGAACGACTTCGCCGCGAGCGTGACCCCGTTGTAGGTGACAGTGATGTTGGTGCCGACGATCATCGCGGTCTCGTCGATCTTGGCCGCGACCTGTGCCGGGGTGAGCGGCGTAACGCCCGCCTCCTGCTTGCGAGCGATGATGCCGGCGGTCGCCATCAGGTAACCGTTGGCATCCGCCTCCATGTGGAAGGTGTTCACCACCGCGTCGGTGTAGTGGAACACTTCCAGGCCGGCGCCGATCCGCTCCTCGATGCCGAGGAAGGGAAGCTGGCTGGCGTCCGAGGGGATGATCGTGTGCAGATAGCCACTGCCGGTGACACTTGCGCCGGTTGTGGTGCGTGTGACGCTTGCGCCAGGAGTCGTACCGGTCAGACCGGCAGTGGTCACAGTGACAGGAGCACCAGTCGGCAGACCGTTGAGCGTACCGCCGAAGGTGATCACCAGGGGGGCATCCGGGAAGGGGCCGCCGGTCACGATCACGTCGCCGGGCGCGACGTTGCTCAGCGCTTCGAGTGCAGCCTGAACGTCGGACGCCGAAGCGTTCCACGCGATCGTAGCTGTCGTCTGGGAGTTGTACGTGATGGTGAACGTGCCGCCGGTGACTGTACCAGTGGCTGTGATGGTGTTGACTTCCTGCGTACCGGCCGGACCAACGACTGCGGTACCGAGAACGGCTCGCAACAGAGTCGGCAACGACCGAAGTCGCGGGTACATCTCGTAGTCACCAGACCACGACACCGCACCGAGGTAGGCGTCAGCGATGTCACGACCGCCGCCGATCTCCGGGTCCGGAATCAGCAACTCGCGGTTCGTCGTGAGCGAACCGGTGCGGAGTCGCATGGCGATGGAGGACGCCACGAAGTCCGCGGGGAAGGTGTCGGGAGCCGACTGCGTACGAAACGCAACATGGCCAGCCTGAGACGAGAAGCCCATTAGCGGCTACCCTCCTCTGTGTCGTTGAGGTCGGGGCGCACCGCACCGGGGCCGAAGGCCGGCGCAGCCGGTTCGATCGCCTCTGTCGGAACGCTTTCCGCCGGAACTTCTTCGTCGTCTTCGTCCGGCGCCTCCACGAACTTCGTGGGCACGCCGCCTTCGTCGTCGTCGTCGGTCTTCTCGACACCGCCCGACTCTTCTTCCGGGGCCGGAAGCATCATCTTCTCGATGTCCGCCGCACGCTGCATGGCCGCCTTCGCGTCCTCGACCGTGCCGCCGGAAGCCTTGGCCGCGTCAACGACCTTGATCTCCAGGGCCTCGATCTCGGCATCGAGAGCGGCCGCCTCAACGACCATCTCGCGCTCGCGACGAGTAGCGACATCCTCCGCCTGCAGCGAGCGGATCTCGGCCCGGAGGTGCGCGGTCCGAGCGCGCTTGGCCGACAGCTCCTCTGGTGTGATTTTCATCTTCGATCCTCGTCTCGAACTTAGACCGTTTCGGTTTCCAGATAGTATTCACACGAAGATAAGAACATGAACACATTTCCCACTTCGTTGTTCAGGAACCTCTGGACGAGGATCCCCCTTTTCTGGATACGCTCTGTGCTGCCGTACATCTGCACCTGCAGCGTTTGCAATCCTACCGCCAACGGGTTGTCCCGGTAAAGCAACGTCCGGACATGCTTCGCCAAAATCGAGTGAATGGCAATCCCTCGTTGTTCATCGGAATCCAGAACCATAGCCTGAATGCCAATCACGTATCGCTGGATCGTCGGCTCACCTGCGGCGAAGGTGCTAGGAACAGCTGGCAACTCGTATGACGTCTCGTCCGGCGTCCAGGTCATCGGGAACACGCCGATCGCCTGCTGTCCATCACTGTCACGAAGTGCACGCTGAACCACGACGATGTCGCTGTCGATGGTCTTCATGCGCTCGTAGACGAGAGATGCGGCGTTGTTCGGAAAGACTTCTTCGGTGGCTGTCAGCATTAGACCAGGTATCCCGACAGAAGAGCGGTCAAGGCCATGTTGTCGTTGATGTTCAGACCTAGCACAGGACGCGCCTGCGTTGGCGGGATCGCAGTCCCCATCTGTGCAGTCATGATCTTTTGGGCTAGCTGTCCAGTGACACTTCCCTGGTTCGGAAACTCAAGTTCGGTAATTCCACCAGCCGAAATCGTACTACCGAAACTCCCCGTGAGGAAGTTTTTCATCTGTCCAGTACGAACGTTGATGGGGTGCGCTCCACCATAACCGGCCTTGAGGCGAATAGCCTCTGTCTCGACCTTCAGGGGATGCCACTTCCCAACTACGTCGTCGCCCTCGCCCGCGAACCTATTTGCAACTCGTTGCTGAATGTACGGCACTACAGCTGCCTGCATCCACGCCATCATGGCCGGCGGAGAAAGCTTAATCTGCAGACCCGTAAGGATAGCCCGAGCTACCGCAGTGTTGACGTTGTATACTACCCTGACGTACACTCATCCACCTAGCCAAGGGTAGGGGCCGACCCGGCCAGGCGGGAAGTAAAGCTTACTGCTGGGGTTCTGCACTCCGTACAGCGGATTGTCGATCTCGTCGTAGTACCAGTTGGTCTGCGAGCTCTCGTCCGCGTTGACCACGATTGGACCAGTCTCGGTTCCAACACCGTCATCGCCACCGATGGGATCGACTCCAGGAAGGAGGATCTCGCCTCGGAGAATCTGCTGCAGCACCTGCAAAGCTTGGTTAATAAGATTGTTCGCGTACGCGTGAACCTCCACCGTCTGCGAACTAGCGGTTAGCTCTTCGATAAGTCTACCACTAGCGAGCCAGTTGTTCACGTTCCGAAGTAGCGCTCGAACTTGATGTTCGTATTGCCCCTTGGCAATGATCGGCACCTTGTACTTGATGCCGAGGATTGAGTCGATCTCGTCAGACGCTCGCTCTACTGCGCGCTTCGACT